TTCGTTGGTAAGTCTTGTCTAGCTCGACTAACAACTTAGCCATGTCAATGTCAGTAGGAACGATTTTAGCAGGTGTGCCACCTAAACCTAAAGCGGTTTTCACACTAGGTACATCAATCTCGTTACCCATGATTTTGACTTGCTTTCCTAAACCAGGAATATACTTAGAACCAGGATATGGTTTTGGCATGAGAATACCTCCTTATTTGTAATCAAGTATAAAATTCATATCCTGAATGGACAGCTCATATCATAGAAAAAGACCCACTAGGGGTCTATTTCTTAACTAACTGTAACAGATACTCTTCAGCAGTGAATACTTCAAAAGTGCTACCTAAAGCCTGCTCAATGTCATGTACAGCTATAGGTGGGATGTTGTTCTTAATCAAATGACCACTAGTACCATTAAAGTTCTGTAACAGAGTTCCGTCTATTGTGTGCCCTGCTTGGTTAGTGTCCTTATATTGAATGTGCTCAGTAACTAAATATGTAGCACCAAACCCACCATTCTCAACAATAATACTACCAGCCTCAATCCTTACATCAGATGGCGCAACTTCAGGTTTAACTACTTGCATATCATCCACTCCTCAATTAGTATCGTCCAGCAATTATTAATTTCCTTTATATGGAAAAAGTCTCATACCAAAAGAAAAAGCACTCCTAAGAGCGCTTTTGTCTTTTCTTTGCTACTAAGTCTAGCATATATTCTTCCGTTGTGTACAGTGTGAAGTCACTACCTAGAGTACATTCAATATCTCCATAGGTCAGCATTTCGCAAGGTTCAGAATAGTTCCTAGCTATAGAGTAATAACTATCTCCAGCCAGACTCATCAGATATGGGGTATCTTGGTCATCAGGATTTACTGCTAACAGGTATACTCGTTCAGATTCATTATCAACTATAATAGTTCCAACCCTCTCTGGTAGAGGGGTAGCTCGTTCTATTTTCTTTACAACTGGGATTCTTATTTCCATTTTGTCTCATCTCCTTTTACTGGTTTCCAGTCTCCTTTATTGTCTATAATCATCATGACTGGTTTCTTGCTCTCATCATTATAGAAGTCCTCTGCGAAGTATGCAGCCACTACCATCAAGATAGACCCAAAGCAGTAACCCCACCCTCCTTGAGTGAATAGGTAGATTGCTCCACCCATCATACCAAGAATGGTAAATAACAGTGTTAGCCTGGCTATTAACATTATCCTTCCACCCTTTCTGTCTTAGAACGTAGATACTTCTCCACTTCAGCCCACGTATTTACTAATTTCTCCTGCAACTCCATAGGCAATTCACGGATACCTACATCATGAGTAGTCAGTGCAGAACGGTAACGCCTAGCTTCACCGAATAATCGGTAAGATTCGTCAATATTCTTACTATGCTGCTGTATCTTGATAAACCCCTCTAAACTGTCCACCTGTACAGGTGGCTTTGGGTTTGTGTCATGATAGTATTGTGCTTCCATGTGAGATGAAAACTTTAGGGTAATGCCTATCATCTGGAAAGCATTATTTGGGTCTACATGAAACTTCTCACTTAGAAAGGGCTTCATGCTCCTGTCACCTCACTAACTCGAATCTCAACCCAACCCTTATAAGAGTTGTTACAATCTTCCTCAGTATGATATACCACCCGAACAACCCGATAGGTCTTTTCCTCTCCAGTTCCTTCTCGACTAAATTTCTTATAAGTTAATAGCTCACCTTCTCTTGGTACGAAGGCTAGAGGATTAGTCCAATCATAGTGCTTATTATTATCCCTTGTAGACCTGTGCCTTCTCTCCCCATCACTATGCTTGTTCAGTAGCTCTCCATCGACAGTAACCAATTCCATTGGCATTGTTCTCATTACCATCCACTCCTATCTTTTTAGTACTAATATAAATCCAACCACCATCATACCGCTCCAAGGTAGTGCAAGAATCATGAGGTAGTAGTTCCCAAGTATAGCCGCTAAACACATCCCCAGCAACCCAACCAGTATACCAACTGTTGCCAGGAATGTAGAAGGGTAGGCTAAATCCTCATTCTTCAGCACATACAGAGCGAAGATACAGTTAATAATGATAACTAAAGTTATAACTGCCATGTTGTCTGTGAAGTATGTCATACCTATGCAGATAGTTAACATTAGGGCAAATATTACTTGTCCAATCTTCATGTTATTCTCCTTTCTTCTTAACACACATATCGTAGCTAAGTTCGATGTCTTTCATAGTCTGTTCCTTGCCTTGCTCAATACCTGCCTTAACGCCTTTCTCATAACCTTTATCATAGAGGGAATCCAAGAGTGCCCATGTTCCTGTACTAGCAAGTATGCAACATATTACCCCAGCAAATGCAGACCAGAAAGCTTGTTTATTCATCCCCTACACCCCTTCTCTTCTTATGGACTTGCTTAGTCAGTGCTAGACTGCCACAAATGCCCAGTATCTCATGGTCAGGCATCTCTTCACACTTACGAATGAAATAGTTAAGGTCAAAGTCGGCATTTAGTAGCACTGGGGTACCTTTGCCTTGCTCTACGGGTTGCCCATGCTCGAACTTCTCACCTTTAATGAATACCCCTTCATGCTCTCTAGAGTACACTAATTCATGACCATCCATCTTCACGGTAATATTACCATACATTAGAGCTTCTAACACCTTTACGGCTTTTTTCATGCTTCTTCCTCCTTCTTTTAGCTTTAATCCACTTGTACCCATCATAACATAGTAGAGCAACCACAATTAGTACACATAGTAGAATTATTGTTATGGAACCTATGGTTAGAATACTATTCACTCTTCTTTTCCTCCTTCTCTACCATAGACTGTGCCTGACGCACATACATTTCCATGTCACTAGCCCAGTAGTGTCTTCTTTGAGTACGGACTGCATGTTCGATTGCCACAAGACCTTTTAATACTGCTACTCTAAACTCTTTCTCTGTCATATTCCTAACCTCCCTCGGTTTACTAGGCTTTCTGTCCTCACCATTATCCCCAACATTACCAAAGAATGGCATCATAATCCTACTCACCTTTCATCAATCCTTTGCACTTAGCAGGTTGTACTAAATCAGGAGTAATATAACCATCATCAGTTATTAAGTATCTGCAAGTTGTTTCCTTGTCTTCTAGCTTAATTGTTCTGTATGGGGACTCCTCATATTGACCAATAGGTTTAAATCCTTGTGGGGTCTCCTTATACTCAGGAGGTTTAGGTGGGTCACAAGCCCCCAGTACCATTACACAACCTACCAACAACAATGTCTTCTTCATACATCAATCACACCTTTCTTAATGATTTCCGTGCTCTCTACTACATAATAGCTTGTCTCTGCTGTACTACGACGAGTAAACTTCATTTCCATACCAGATTCAGTACCTTTAACATGTACTGTTATCATGCCATCACGTCTATCTGACACATCCAGTACCTCGAACATCTCCCACTTTCTTAGCTTAATTAAGGGTATCCCAAACAGTTTAACCCACTTTCTTTCACCAGTAGTGCAGAACATGAAATACCCTGGTTTTAAGTGCCAATACAGGCAAGGGTGTGCACCCTTATACTTACTCATTATTTTTCCTCCTTACGACATAGTCCATAGTATTGTGCAGATAATTATGATTGAGAGTATCATGCACACTTCCTCTAGCAGACCTTCTGGTTTGTCATGCTTCATCGTCTCCCCCTCCCTTCACATTAAAAGAAGGAGAGAACCAAAAGTCCTCTCCCTCGTATCATTTGGGTCTGATTGTTAGTACTACGTTCTCTAAAGCTCTAAAGTGGTCGCTACTGCCACCTTCCACACAGGTGTCTAAGCAACAATCCCCCTCTAGAACGTGCTTGCCATGAGCACTAACCAGCTTAAAGCTGACTGTCTCAGCTTGCATAAAGCAGTCCATTACTGGAGTAGGGACGACCATTCTCTTAATCTTCAGGTTGCAAGTACCTCTGTATAGGGACGTTATCTGTGTCTCTATCTGGTGAGGAACTGCCACACCTGCTATCCATAGGTGAGTCTCTGGTGTTATCTCCGTGTCCACTCTGAATTCTGTCATGAATGATAAGTCTACTTCTTGATTAGCCATTATATATTCATCTCCAAATAAGTTTTTTGCCAAGGTCTTAGATAAGGCACAATACGGAATCGTGCTTGTCGTAGATGAACCTTATCACCATCACGTTCTACAGAGGTCGCAGCACAGTACTCCGTAAAGCCTTGGTGTAGGGTGTATGGAGTCATACCCACACCATGTGTATGGTGTATAAGGGCAAAGTGTAATTTGTCCTTTAGCTTATCATAGATATCAGCAGGTAGGGTAATGTAGTGAGTGAAGATATCCCAACTATCCCCATTGACTCTTTCCATGTAGAAAGGCTTGCCCAGTACTAAATCCTTCTTTTGTGCATGTGGTATATCTACTCCATCAATTGTTAGTGTGGTTATTTCCATTAGAGTGCCTCCTCTATTCTAAATACAGCTTTACTCAGATGAATACTACCCTCTGTGGGATTGTGGCTACTCTCACAATTGATACGTCTAAGCATTCCTTGTGTAGTAATAGCCCCAGTAGTAGCTCCAAAGTTATAGTGTCGAATTAGCTTAAATGGTAATCCCTCTGCCTGTCTCTCATAGATGTAGGTAGGGATGGTTATATGGTCATTAAATACCTTAGCCCCACCATCTCCTACAAATTGTACATGAAATACCTTGCCACTTATCAGCATCTCTTCAGCTACGTGGGGAATGTCTAACCCATCAATCGTTAGTACACTGTGAGTTACGTGCATTACTCCACCACCCAACTAGGGTTTACTCTAAGGGTAACTCCACCTATAGTATCCATGTGGTCTAGTGTGTGCCTTGAGTAGTAGCTAACAGAAGCTAACTTACCGCTAAATGCTCTGTTTGCTATGGAAGAGACTCCTCTACTGCCCTCGGTGACCACTTTCTTAGTATGTGTAGCAGCTATCTTCGCCTTACTTCCTTGTAACTGTTTCCAGTCTTCTTCAGGCAATGTCATAGACTTGACATGGATGATAGCCCCTCCATTTGGTGCCATTTCCAGCCTTAATCCCTCGTGGTCTATCTCCACATCATTAATGTGAAGTGTACTCTTGTCAGTAACAGTAATTCCCATATTAACTCCTCCTAATATAAATGTAATGTAAATGATACGTTGTTCAAAACCAACATATCTAGGTCTACCCATTTCTCAGTGTAGCTACTAATGGCTATTCTACCTTCAAACCTAGAAAAGTGCTTCTCAGGTTCTTCACCAGCATAAGGTGAAGGCTCATATCCCATGTCTACGTCTAGGCATCCATCAGCCCATACGTGATTAGTCAGTACTCCCATAAGCTCCTTTGGAAAGTACAATCGGTATACTTGGAAATACACTGTCTTATTACGCACTTGAATCTTCATGTCTCCAGGTATAACTATCGGAATGATTATACCGTTGATGTATAGGGTGTGCTCTGGTGGTTGAATCGTATGCATGTTCTCTTCCCTCCTTACTAAAAAGAATGCAAAAGAAAAAAGTTTTCTTTTATACGAAAAAGGAGGTGACGTACTTTTTTATAGGGGAGAAATAAGGGGGTGGGGGTTGTAGAAAAGGGGTAGGGGGTGTATTTGGGGAGTGTCGGGGGGATATGGGAAGAACAGGGGGAGATAGGGGATTGCAAAAGTTTAGATGTGGCGTGTAGAGTGGTCGGGTTGGGGCTGGTGTGAGACTCCAAAAGGAAACGGGACTCCTACCTACGCCAAAAAAGAAAACTTTAGGGGGTGGGGGGTTTGGTAATAGGGGGGTGGTGCCTACCCACCCCGTACCTCTGGATTCACTGGCTTCACTCCAGCACTAGGGTGTAGCCAGCTGTCATCTCTTATTGTCTTGCCATCCTTAGTCTTGATTAACCCCTCTTTGCCCTCATGCTTATGCACAGGCTTAACACTCTTGAACTGTCTCAGTTTATCACTCATCCTGGTAATCCCCTTCCTCCTCGCATTAACATAACCTGTTCATATGTGGATAGACCAGACATACTTGGTAGTTCGTCATCCTCATCAATGCCGTCTAAGTCCTCTAAGTCTTCATAGTTTAAATCCTCTTGCCCTGTGTCAGCTAGGTAGTCATCAACCTTGTTATCACGTATATTCTCTTGGTGCGCCTTGCCATCAAGGTTGATATGCTTCTCAGCTTCCCATGAGGACTTACTAGTGAGCATGAATGCCTTGCCTAAGTGGGCTTCACCCTTGAGGTCATGGAAGTTATGAGGTGTTAGGTCATACCTGTAACCGTCATCCAGTTCAGCAAACTCCCAAGCATGCTCTAGCTCATCAACACTGTCATACCCACAGGCGTTCATTACTTTATTCGCATCCCAGCCGTTATTCTCTATGAAGCTCCATAGCTCTGTCCTAGCATTCTCTAGCTCGTAGGAGTCAGCAAAGTCAAAGCCTTTACTCTTGTCAGCCCAGGCATAAGCACCTATGGTAATGTTAGCATATATGCTTATCTTCACTTTGTTTCCCTTGGATATATGCTTCCACATTTGCTCAGTACGCTCATATAGGTTGCCTGCAATACCTATGTTCTGGTAGTCATCCTCCACATCCAGCAGTTCATTATGAACAAGTAGTGTGCCATCCCAGTCACGCCCAACCTTACGTATGACACGACCAGCACTGAAGCCATCCTTAGATTTAAGCTTTAGAGTCATATTCCAGTCCACATGGTATCTACCCTTCCCAAAGTCAGACACATCAGGTATGACTGATTCTATATGAGCGGTATACTTGCCATCAGGAGAGCTGAACACATGCTCTATAGCAGAAGGAGATAGGTCACCAAACACATCCTTAGCTGACGCTATAGCAGCGTCTAGGCTACTGTTAAGCCCATGCTTTGTTGCACTCTCGTGTTGGTCATGCAGGTTGCGGTACGTGTCTTTGTCTTGTAACATGTCAGCTACTGTATCCTCGTCCATGTTCTCTAACTCATCAAAATCTATATGCTTGGTGATTGCTTCCTTTTTGTTCTTCCCTTTCATCTCTTTCTCTGTTGCTTCCCTACGCCACTCCCACATATTAGCAATCTTCTCATCATGGTCATACTCACGTGGGTTGTAGTCCTCTGGTGTGCCATATGCAGGCTTCTCATCCTTAGGCTCTATCACATGCTCTAGTTTTGGCTCTTCTTTAGGTTGCTCTAGCTCTTGCTTATCTGGGTCTGGCTCCATACTCTTAACAGCATTGTACTGTGGGCTGTCCTCACCATATGTCATCTTGGTTAGCTCTTTGGCTCTCTCCATATCAGCACCATTCATGCCCATAGTAGCCCAACCAATGTCCATTGTAGAGCCTTCATCAAGCGTCTGTAAGAATGAGCTAGGCAGTTGTTCTGTTAGCTCACCCATACGCTCAGCTTCTAACTCTGTATGCCCAGCATCATTAATCATAGCAGTATGCTGGAAAAAGTCACCATCATGGATAGCTAAGTACCTGTTAGCACCATGCTTGATGTGGTTATCTATGAACTGTCCACCCATAGCTGACTCCTTAGTCTCAGGTAGATACACTGGTTGCTTGCTATGCAACTTGTCTTTCAGTGCTCTCTCACTATGAATCCCTTGTGCAGCTAGTGATTGCTTATACTGTGGGTGCTCATTGATACCATGTCTCATTGCCTCTTTCAAGTGGTCTTCATTATGAATTGCCCTCATACCGTGACCAGTACTGGCATCCCATGGATTCACCCATTGCATACGGAAGAACGTCTTACCATTCTTCCCCTTAACCATTACACGCTTACGTGTCAGCTTACCAGTGTTGAGTGTGTGCATCCCTTTGCTTATGTTTATATACAGTTCCATATCATCACATCCTATCGTATCCAAATGTTCCACCACCAGAAGGCATGAAGTCATAATCAAGGTTAGTACTAGGCTCATGTAGAGCAAGTATTCTGTCAAGAGCTATATACGCATATGTCAATGAACAAGCCAAGTGGTCATCCCCTACACGTGTTACCCTTTCATACACTTCTCCATCTTCCTCTTCCATTATGGTTCTCACGTTCTTTAAATGTTTAGTCAACATATCCAGCTTCTCACACTGACCAAACATACCTATCGACCTTGCTTTCAGGTTGTATAGAGTACGCTTCATCTTAGTAGTCTTGTCAACCCTTACACGTCTACCTTTGTCATTCCATGCATCCACAAGAGGTATTGAAGTCCTTGGTGTATCCCAGTCACACGCATATACCCTACCAGGGAACTGTTGCATTAAGTAACTGTTACGGTCAGCACCAAAACCATTATCGGCAACAATAACATCAGGGTCAAATGGCTTGAGTAAGGCTGTGAATATGTTAACGCTCTCTAGAGGTTTGTTAGGGTTATCAGCTACCCAATGCAGGTCTAGTAGGTCTACACGGTTGTCATGAGTAAGCCCTAGCACTACCATCCAGTTGAAGTAACCCCAGTCTACTCCAGCTACAATCTTCTGATACTTTGAATAATCCCTGTAACCTATTGGCTCCTCATACTTCTTACATGCAAGTATGTCTTGGTCAGTGATAAGCAAGCCTTCAGACGCATAAGGTATACCAATAACGTAGTTATAGAACAATTGCTTAATCTTATACTGGAATTGGTTACGCATTATCTCATCAGCGTTAATCCATACAGCATCTAACTGACTGATGTGGTAGCCACGTATCTCATGCACATCTGGGTGCTTTGCTACATACTCACCTTGATGCCAACGATTAAGGGCTTGCTTACACTTACTACAGATGAACATGAACGTTCCATCCTGTATCTGTTCCCTTACTATATCAATACCATTCTCCTTGACCTGTAGTATGTTATCCTCAACAGTAAGAAATTGCCAATGCCCACACTTCTCACACTTGTGATGATAAAAGCGCTGGTCACTCTTCTGGAATAGTAAATCCACCCCACGACCAGGTATAGTAGGGGTACTCCAACGTCTCATTAGACCATAAGCAGATGACTTCATAGACTCACGGAAGGCTAGCTCTACTCCATCTTTCATACGGTCATACTCATCTAGACCTAACATATCAATATCGGTACCCTCACCTAGTGCGCTTCCCCATGCTGAACGTAGGAACAACACCGACTGATTAGTAAGCTTTTTAAGACGAACGTTGTTCATCTTAGGGTCAAGACGACTAGACAAGTAAGCTGATTCAGTGAAGATAGGTGTTATACGAGTGTTACTAAAATCCTCCATTTGCTCTTTACGTGGGAACGTATACATGGCTTTGGTATTTGGATGAGTATCCAAGAACCATGTGAACTCTGTGATAGCCATCTCTGACAGACCTAACTGACGGGACTTACGTACTACCTTATCAGGATGCTGGTCATTAAGGATGTCTATCTGCCAAGGTCTATGTTTGATTGCATTCTTCGTACTATGGAATGTAAGGGGGTTTCCCTTGATGAATCTATGTCTTAATGCGTATAGAGATGGTGTCTTGTTTATCAGCATCTCTTGCAGTTGAGCTTTACTTATTTGCATCTTTCTCCCTCCTTAATAGATAAAGGGGGTCTACACCCCCTTCTTAGCCACCGACATATCGGCATCGTCATTAGCCTTGTTAAGCTCCTTCATCATATCAGCAAGTAAGCCACTGATAGCAGGGTCTTCAAGGTCAATAAGTTCAGCCACCTTATTAATCTTAACCTCATCTAGGTCACTAAGCTGTTCAGTACGCTCAGTCACATCACCCATAAGAAGTAGGTCTAGCTTAATAATCTCAGCTAACTCTTTAGCGTTCCTAATCCCTTCTACCTTGCCTTGAGCCAAGTCTTCAAAATAGGTATCAATCAGGTTTCTGACTGTCATCCTATGCTCTTGCTTAGACTCCTCTACACTCTCAGGTAAGGTAGCTTTGCGGAAGGACGCTGATAAGCTTGATACCAGTGTTGGACGTTTCATGGTATCCCTCCTTTCTTTGAAAAAATACAAAAAAGACGTGTATCAATGATACACGCCTGTTATACCAGTTATTCTATTAGTCTCCATCTTCCTCATCATCTTCTTCAGTATGCCCTAGCCAGAACATGCCTAGCTCCATGTCATCATCATACTCTACATCTAAATCCCCAAAGCCTGGTACAGAGTAAATGCCTGTTGGCTCAAGCCCTACCATCTCTAAGGTCTCTGGGTTGAACTTAACCATATCAGGGTCTACACCCTCTTTCACCTGATAGTCACGTACAGCCAACAACAATTGCTCGTTCATCTGTTTAATAGCTAGGTCTGGGTCTGTCTTATTGAGGTGATTACGAACAGCCTTATCATTAGCTTCCTTAGTACTCTTACCAAGGAAGTCATCCATATACATTACCTGTACGTCTGGGTTATTCTTCAACAAGCCTGTTAGGAAGTCTCCAGTTGGAGTACCATCTCCACCACTAGCTTCAAACAATGTACAAAGTTCTGGGTCATCGTAGTCCACTGGGATATTCTTAGCCTTCATCTCCTCGAATACATCAATGAACTTACACACCTTTTCATGTATGCAATCCTTACAACTCTCTAACGTATAGCCTGCCATTGTATCTCCTCCTAGTTCGTTTTAGATTTACGGAATAGCTTATTACGTTCAGCTTCATACTCTTTCTTATGACTAGCAAGAGTCTTGTCTGATAGGTCTAGAGATGCAGTAATCTCTTTCTTATGAGCCTTGATAGCCTCTAACTTAGCTAATAGTAATGCTTCCTCATCTTCTAGCAAGTCTAGGGATGACTTAGCACTCTCATGCTCATTAGCATTGTCTACCTGAAGTTGTTTGTAATACTCAAAGGCATTCTTCAACTCTTCTACCTGTTGTATTACAATGTTACGGTTGATATGCTTGGCAAAGCCAAAGTCCTCTTCATAGTAAGTAATGATTCTACCGTCAGCTTTACCCCAAAGGTAAACAAAGTTATCAGCATCAAAGTAGTACGCAATACCTTCCTCATCTTCAAACAGTAGCTCTGTAGTAGGAGCATTGAACGCTTCTAGAATCATTGGCTTGATTTCAGATACATTCTGTAGGAAATGCTTTTGAGCCTTCTCTAACGATGTAACATGTAGTAATAGCTTACGTTGTACGAACCTACCACCAGCATGAACTGTTACACTGTTATCTTGCTTAGGCTCTATTACCTCTAGCTCTTTAGGTTCATATGCTACCACATGACCATCAGGGGTTACTATACCTTTAGGCTTCACCTCTTCAGCTTTAGGCTTCTCTATAGCATAGATAGGGTACAATCTAGTAACCTCTAGCTTTACCTCATCTTGCCACAAATGCTTACTGAAGGTATTCTCCATTGCTGGAAGATACATATCCAAATCAGCTCTAGTTAACTCTCTATCATTCCTACCATCTCTACGAAGTCTTAGGGTTTCACCTGGTATTAGACACTTTAACTCTAGAGCTGTCTCACCTCCAGGTCTAACATGACGTACAACGTACCAATCATCCCACAACCTCTCTACATTAGTAGCTAGCTTCATAGTTCTTAGAGCCTTATCCATTAACTCAGCCATTTGCTCTTTAGCTTTAGTTAGCTCCCATTTAATAGCCTTCTCAGCCTCTTTGAATTCTGATACACCAGTTATCTCTTTCAACAACTCCTTATGGCTACAGATTTCTAAGTATTTGCTTCTCAATTTTTGTACCAATTCGTTACTGAACACTCCCATGCTCACAACCCCCTTTGCTCTAAAAGAAGGGAACAAGTCCCAAATCTTCTCCTTCCTACAAAACTGTTAGAAGGTGCTCCATCATCCTATAACATGTCTCTTGCAGGTGGGACGTTCCTATGGCTCGCTAGCTTTTTTCTTTACGTACTTCGTACGTAATTTAAAGCTTTTAAGTATTTATTTTTTAATTTAAAAAAGAGTATATTTAAAGTCTCTTTTAAGTATTTATATCTTTAAACTCTTATAAAAAATTTAAGTGCGAAAGCCTACACTACGTACGATGAAAACGAGACCATAGATGAAACAGAGAGAGAAAACATACAGTACCAAAATGTGTACAGTTGATATTTGTAGGAGTTGAAGGCACAAAAAGAAAAAGAGGAAGGAAGATGAACATAGGTAAAAGATGAACCTTATAGAGAATTAGCAGTTATTATATCTATTTAGTACGAAAGGTTGGTGGTGGGGTAATTGGTGGTGAAGAGAGTATCTGATATACGAACGTCGATTACTATCTAAGACTGCCCCACGGGTTCTGGGGACGCTAGGCGTCCTAGTGCTGCCCCACGGACTGCTGGAATGCCTAGGCACTAGTGCTGCCTCTGCTGTATCAGGCAGTGCATAAGCCCTGTCCTGCGCCACGCAAATGCTTGATGTTAATAGCCCGTGTATATCGTATTATTCGTATATTAAGAGTATGCTGCCCCAAGGATATCGTGTTATTGTGATATAGTCCGTATATATCGTATTATTCGTATATTGAGAGTATGTGTTTTAGTATATTGTGTTTTGTGTATATATTAAGTGTGTAATATGCATATATCGTATTATTAGTATACTAAAAGGGAAATATATAAGAAAGAGAGAATATTAAAACATTATTATATATTTATATTAAAGATAAGGGTTGTGGTGGGGGAACTGGTGGTGAAGCGATACCTCGCTCTTCTTTATATGAAGCAAGATTCTAGCTAACCCTCATAGAAACGTACAGGGCTAGGTTATAACCCCACTCTAGGTAGGGAAACGTCCTTGACTTTTACCCCAGTTCGTGGTAAACTTAGTTCAAGAGGAAGAGGGCACCACACCAGAGCAACACACGGACGGTACCCACGACCTACACAAAAAACTCAAGAGCGAAAAGGAGACTGATTAAGATGGCTAAAAAACAACAAAAGGTAGACGCAGTGAAACACGTAGAGGAAAACGGCTTCCCAGAGGTAGGGCACTTCACAGAGAAGAAAGACCTACAGAAGTTCTACAAACAACTTGATGATGTAGTACTAGGGGAGTGGATTGCTATCGAAGGACTAGAGTTCAAACCTTGTGAGGACAGTGAGGCTATCAACCGCATGCGGATGTGTATGGCTATCCTTTACCTACACTTCCCTAAACAACCTTCTGCTAAGAAGAAAGCTAAGTACGCAGACTACACTATGGAACAGCTTATGAAGATGTGCCTAGACAACGACGTAGCAGTAGAGTACACTGAGAGTGAACAAATCATGCGTATGAGAACTATCATGGCGCTACGTGCAGCAGGTCACATCGAGAAAGCTTAGGGTTGCTAGGCTACCCCCTACGGGGGGTATCCCATGGAGCTAGTAAGCTACCTAGACTAAAGGAGTGGTTAGTGTGAACAACTTTTGGAAAGCTGTAAAGTCCCTAGAGGGTAAGACTGTGAGTAAGGTGTTAGAGGACGAGGTGAGTGGGGGTATCTGTATCAAGTGTACAGACGGCACTAGTGTGTCAGTATCTGTGGATGCAGAGGAGCTAGACCTACAAGCAGTAGTGAACGAGGACTGAGTGTCTGCTAGTGCACACCCTACGGGGTGTGTATCCTGGAGCTACTTAGCTACCTAGACAAAAGGAGTGGTAAGTGTGGGTAAAACTAAAACGTACGTACCTGAGTGGGTTATTCTGGAGGAGAACTCACCTAGTGAGATGCACTATTTCCGTATGGTAGGCAGTGATGCACGTGAGTACGAGGGCACTGAGAGTATCTGGGTGGTTATCCTAGACCAAGTGCAGGAGGGAGAGTTCTGTGCCTCTATCGTGGCAGTGAACGACTCGTTAGTGGGCAGTGTAGTACCCCTGATGAGTACTGGAGTAGTGAGTGAGCAGAGTGCTAGGAACAACCTAGAGTACTTGATGCGGTACGCTCGTAAGGGTATCGTGAGTGTAGGAGGTGGTCTACTATGAAGACCGCAAGAACGATTAAGCGTGTGCTAGTGGTAACGGGAGCGTGTACGCTCCTTTACCTAGCATGTAACCTAGTGTATACTGCATGCACATGGACGTATCCAGGAGTAGACAAGCAGTTAGAAGCATATCAAGACACCTACAGTAAGTAGGTGTCTATTTTTGTGCGTTTGTGGGTGTAGGGCATCTTTTAGCCCGTTTTGGGGCTTTTGTGAGTGCAAAGGCTTTCGGGTTCAAACCTGCTTCAGAGAGAAATTTGGGTAGAAAACTAGTAGCTCAAAAATCCTGTTTGGTGTGTTGTTCGGTTGTGAATTTCGTTTCAAAATCAGTCAGAACCATTTGTATATGAAAGAGAGAGAAGAGAGAAATTTGAGTATAAAAGATATATGAGCGAAGGGTTGTTGTTGGGTATATTGGTGGGGAGAAAGTAATTGATAAGCGAACTCCGATTGCTTTATTTGAAAGGATTTTCTAGGTAACCCCCATAGAAAGCCCAACAGGGCTAAGGATACCGTCCATCCTATACCCGTGAACGTCCTTGAGTATTCCGCCCACCCGTGATATAATTTATTCAAGGGGGGGCGGGGTTACCGCCCACTACCAAAATCGCCCACGAGGGCTAGGAGGAATATGATATGAGTAAAAAAGTGAATATCAACGGTAAAGTAGACGCTATGGAATGGATTACTACGAATAATGGGTATCCTGAGGTAGGTATCTTCGAGGATAAGAAATGGCTACAAAAATTCTATAAGCAACTTCCTGTAGAGGTATTAGAGGATTGGTGTAGCGTAGAAGGATTGGAGTATAAGCCTAATGATAATGAACAGATTCATAGAATGAGAGTATGTATGGCTATCCTATACTTCCACTATCCTAAGGAGCCATCTACTAAGAAGAAAGCTAAATATGCAGACTATACTATGGAGGCACTTATGACACTATGCCTAGATAATGATATAGCTGTAGAATATACAGATAGTGAGCAGATTATGAGAATGCGTACTATTATGGCACTACGTGCAGCTGGTAAGATTCAGTAAGTTGCTAGTACTCCCTCTACGGAGGGGGTATCATGGAACCTATTGGTTACCTAGTATAGAAGGAGTGGTAAGTATGTGTGAAGTATTTGTACCTATTAGTGAGTCCGATAGAGAGTGGCTACGTGAGTATCTGCGTGAGGTGTGTGTGATACATGATACCGTTACTGAGTACCGTGTATTATATACTCCAGGTGTAGGCACTGAGATAGAGTTGTATGGGTGTGTAGATGCAGAATCCTTCTACGTGAGTGATATAGACGGTGTAGAGTATTGGAGTAGATATCTGCGTGAGAAGGGCTTCCCTAGATATATGTATGAGTAAGTGTGTAACCCTAGTACCGTGTGTACTAGGGTTTTTCTATGCCCTTTTCTGCTTCTATGTGAGTTGTATATCAACTCTGTAAGTCGATTTCTCTCAAAGGTGAAAGGGTTCAAAGATTGAAGCAGGAGAAATTCGAGTAAGTGAGTGTTAGAACTTTCAATAGGCGAAAGGTTGGTGGAGGGGATGAATGGTGGGAAGAGTTTCTGATGAGCGAACCGAATTGCTTTAATAGGAAGTGAGTTTGTAGGTACTCCCCATAGAAACGAGCATAAGAACACCCTACATACGTTTGTGTATGTAGGGTGTATATAGTCATAAGTACTTATCATCCTCTGTATACCAGCCAGTATCAAAGTGGTAGCCTACCCGTTTGGGTATGGTGTGGTTAGCTATCTCCTCTAGAGTGAGTGCTACTATAGCATCTATATCCTCCTGGCTACAGTCTGATGCGTATATATTCTCGTTCTCTATAGCCTTGTTTATCTCTGCTACTACCTGCTCCTGTATAAGCTTTCTTAGGGTATCCTGCTTCATACTAGCAGTCCTCCTCTATATCGAATCTATTATTTACATTAGGTGTAATGATAGCTTCATGCAAGTCTCCTAGGATATTATCTGCTATAGCATTAATGTCACTATAGGTATAACCTACAGTGTCGTATCCTATCTTTTCCATACTAGCATTATGCGCTTCTATATTTAGCTTAATCTCATTACATAGCCATGTTCTTACTACTGTTGGTATATCTTTATATGGTTGACTCATATTAACTCTCTCCTTTTATCTGTGAGTATAGGTATTCCAGAGATAGCCCTGCGTACAAGGCTACCTAGCAATCTCTATACGTGAGTAGTGCATCCTAGGAACACTTTAGTTGGTAAGTACAGGATAGTATTAGGGTCGTCTACATATACAAAGCGTACCCAGACACTGTCCCTAGGGTTAGTATACTCTACTTGAGCGAATAGTGCTTGGAAGTCCTCTGGTACCTCTCTGTACCTAGAGATGCCTAGCACCTTAACCGCTCCCTGCTCCATATCTTGTAGCCCATTAGCGAATGTAGGGTATAAATTCCACCAGCTATCTGGCTTTACCTCTATAGTGATGTGTGCATCTGCATTACCTAATTCGTGCATATTAACCTCTCCCTTATATGTAATACTAGGGGCTATGCCCCTAGCTGATATAGTATACCTGAACCTCTACTCCGTTGGCTAGGGTACGCTGGTAGCAGCCTATGTGGACTACTACACAGTCCTCTAGCCCACAGTGGCACTCTATCTGCTTCTCTAGGTGCTCCATACTAACGCACCCTGTCATCCAGTTCTCCTCTACCTCACTATGGTCTAGAGTATCTGCATAGTGGTGCAGGTAGTGTGCCGTGGTTAGGATAGTATCCTCATCTCTATTTTTACTATCCAGAATATGGTACTCTCTGTCATACTGGATAGTAGTTACCTCTGCTTCTAGCCCATCGTTGAGCCTAATAGCCTTTACTGCCTCATCTACGTGTCCTACAGGAATATCGTGGCTACCGTATACAATAATCATTGCATATCCTCCCCTATCATAATGTCTTCCTTACAGCTAGGGCAGATATGGATAGTACCAGGCTCCTGTAGAGCGATACTAGATATCATATCCATTGTATACGTTTCCCCTAGGAACGCCTCAGCAGTTGCCTTATCCCAATCCTCTACACTACTCTCTACTCCACAGTGTACACATTCTACCATTACTATCTCCTCCTAGTCTCTAGTAGGAGCACCCCTGCTCCCTTGAAGAAATTATACCACGGAGCAGGGGAAAGTTCAAGGACGTTCCCCTACCCTAGACTATCTAGGATTTCTCACATAAGGGTTATCTATAAACAATAGGTAGATATCTTTATCATTCTGCTTACGTATGATAGCTCTATTATCATCTCCCATACGTTCTACCTTATTAACTTCCCATACACTATACTCCTCATACAGACGCTTACCAGAGATATCCTTACCCTGCCATACATCCTCTTGTAGCATAGCCCCTGTAGGTATCACTACGTTTATAAGGTCTTCTACCCAGTCGTCTGGATATGTCTCAGGTAGAGCCAATAGGTTAAACTGCTCCCCATCCTCTACAAACTTAGTTAGACCCATACCCATAGCACGCTTTACAAACTCTGCTACCTCTGTAGCTGTAGCACGCTCGCTATATAAGTACGCTACTGGTGTCATTTTCTTACTTAACATATATACCACTCCTTTTTATCTAGGTAGCTATTTAGCTCCATAAGGAAGGCGATAGTATCGCCTGCCCTAGCAACCTATAGCTGACTCATATGGTCTGCAAACTCGTCTACAGGGAAGTACTCATAGTGGTCATCGTCCTCACGCTGCTTAGGGTCTGTATACTGGAACGCTACCCACTGCCAGTTTTGTACATCACTAGGGTCGTCTTGGAACTGCTCCCATGCATACAGGTCGACATACTTAGGTAGCTGAGATGTAGGTACAATCTTCATAATCTCTACCTCACCACTATCTAGCCCTAGGTATCCGTAGCTAGTATTGATACGGCACACCTTACCTATCTTAATAGTTCTTTCTACATTCACCGTAATAGATGTTAATCTAGTACCCATGTCTATCTCTCCTTTTATCCTCGATATTCGTTTGGTGGGTTGCCCCGCCTCCGTACTCAAATTATCCCACGGACGGAGGAAAATCTCAAGGACGTTGGCTACTGGTATCCTAGTTACGGGGTGTCCCTATAGCGTGGGAGTATTTTATTTGAAGTGATTTTCTACCTACCCTCCATAGAGATGTCTAGGCATAAAAATAGCCCCTATTAGGGGCGGTATTAGTCTAGGTTATAGGTACCAGGTCTACAGAAGTAGTACCATGCTTCATAGTAATAGGATAGGTTATCATGGGTACGATTCATTAAGGCTAGCCCTGTAAAGTGATGCTGATAGAAGTCTAGCCACTCACTATGGTAGTGCTCTAGGCAGTCTAGTAATATCTTAGCGCTATCTTTAGTTAGCATATCCTGTACATTAAACTCATCTAGTATATTAGTACACTCAGCCATAGTAATAGAGTGACTACAGTGCTCACGCTTAATATCATTGATACGCTCTTGTATAAATCCAATAGTCCATTCCATTACTTCTTCTCTAGTATATAATTCTTTCTTAGCCATTTATATCCGCTCCCTTAGTATTAGAATTCACTACTATGCTTATATCCATTACCTCTTTGTATTACCTTGTATGCGCTCTTATCATATATGTTATCCCCTGTATAGGTAGCTAATGCGTAATCAGTGAGTGCCATATTCTTTATAAACCGTCTCATAGCAGACATAGACTGGTATGTCTTATGACCCTTTAACCCATCTTGTGAGTACTCTACGTTTAGTGGCATCTATGCCACCACCAGTACGTGTAGGAACTCTACATCAATATATTGTTCCTTAGACACTGTTACCGTAATACCATGAGTACACACTATGCAGGATGTAGTAGTAAGTGGCAGGTCATCTAGAGCAGGTATCTCATTCATATGATCAGCATGTGCCCACATAGTAGTGGCATGCTCATTAGATATTGAAGCAGGTGCTAGGTACATATCACCCTCTATATTGTGCCACTCTGCTTCCTGTATACCTAGCCTTAGGGCTAGTTCGTCCATTACCTCAGTAGGTATAAGCGTGTTATTAACAAGTACCTTAGTCATATTATGCACCCCACTTTATGATATGTTTGATAGTACCTGTAGTCTGGTTATCTATTTCCGCTGCATATACTCCAGTACCAAAGTCTAAGCCTTGGTCTACCTGCTCCTTAACAGTGCTCCAGCCTGTAGCAGTCTTAGTAACCTTATTCCACACACCATCGAAAGTATTAGGGCACTTAGGGTCATCGCTATCTACCAACCTACCCTCTTTATCTACAATCACACTATCTCCATCAGTGAATAGTATACAGTAATCTTGGCTATACATATTAACCACTCCTTTTATCTAGGTAACATATAATGTTCCAGTGCTACAGCCCCCGTAGGGGCTATGCTAGCAACACCTATGCTAAGATACCAGCTTGCTTTAGAGCCATGATAGTGTACATGCGTAGGATGTTCTCATTACCCTTACCATCTCTTACCTCGATATCGTTATCGATAGCCATCTCTAGTAGCTCTTCTGTAGTAAGGTGACCATACTTAGCTTTCTTCTTACTACCAGACTTCTTAGGGAAGTGGTGGTTACTGATAGCCATGCACGCTCTCATACGATTGATACCAGGGTTATCGTTAGTCTTCCACTCTAAGCCTTCAATATCAGCCCACTCTGTAATCTGCTCCATAGATAGGCGCTTGTAGAACTTCTTAATATCCTCTACAGATTCAAAGTGTCCTACTTCAGGGTACTCAATCTCCTGACCTGCTAGGTCTTCCTTAACCTTAGGAGCTTTAGCCTTAGGCTCTGGCTGTTTTAGTTTCTTAGCCATAGCTCTCCAGTCAGCTACCTCTTCTTTAGGCTCTTCTTCTACAGGAGCAGGTACTTCCTCTTCAGTATGTACCTCTGGCTCAGTACCATCTCCTAAGTCTTCCTCTTCTAGTTCTGGCTCAATACCGTCACTACCATCGTTTACTCCTACCTCCTGCTCTTCCTCTACCTGCTCTAGCTTACCGCTCTCTGGAGCGTCTCCTACCATAACGATTTCTAGCTTACCTTCCTCTACTGCTGCTTCTACTAGAGTGTCGTTACCTGCTTCTTCTACTACATCCTCGATAACCTCTACGCCTTCGTACTCACCAGCTAAAATACCTTTCTTAGTAACCTTTACTCCTAAGATTGCTCCTACTTCCTTAACTGTTGTTACTGTTTCCTCACCGTTTACTAGATATGCCATAATTATCGTCTCCTTTATTCTCTGATAGTCGGAAGGTGCTCTGCTGTAGTGCCCCTCTCGCTTGAACAAATTATGTCATGACTGTTCGAGGAAGTCAAGGACGTTTTGTTACTCTAGCCTACTCTACTTGCTGACCCTATACGGATTTGGTGTGCTACCAATGTAACCTACTTAGCCCCACCAAGAAAAAATAAAAAAGGAAGAGATGCGGTTTCGCTATCTCTTCCCTAGTTCTTTTCCCTTATTGGAATTGATTTTCTACCTAACCCCCATAGAAACCCTACGAATGTGGGTTATGCGGTGGGGCTACCATGTCTCTAATGTTAATATAGTGCTCTACCTCTGTAGCTGTAGTACCCTCTGCTGCATGGTTGTGCTGTACACATAGTGGGCAGGTAGGTAGCTCATCCTTATAGTGAGCTAGGAACGACCCATGCAGGTCACAGGGATGTAGCTTCATACCCTTTGGTAGATACCTTACTACACCTTCCATACCAATCTGGTTAATAGACTTTTGTATATTATTAATAGTACTCATTGTTATCCCTCCTAATACAAATAAAAATAGAGTATGGCTTGTCATTCTTGTACCATACTCTAAGCTATACTACTTATATAGATCCATATCCATCTGCTTACCTAGTGGTTGTGAGCTATCCACCTTACTGAATAGGTCATCCTTGTGTACTCTTCCTAGTACTCTGTTTCCCACTCGTAGCTCCACTATATCACCTTTACGTACCTTCTCTAGTTTCTCTCTATCCTTATCATCTCGTGTATACATGTGTAAGTACCTCCTTAGAATTGGCTATCTGATACTACTATTGTATCCTTGTCATCTCCATACTGCTCATCTACAGTCTTCTCATATTCCTCTAGTAGTTCTGGTGCATAGTTCTCATAGTATCCACGCTCTGCATCTAGTATTGCCTGTTCTAGTTCAGCATGCTTATCTTCTGGTAAGTATTTCATAACCACTTCTATGATAGCTTGGAACTTAGCTTGCTCTACTGCTCTCAGCTGGTCTAGACCGTAGCTAGTGAGTGCCCCATGATTACCACCAGTTAATTTATGCTTTAGCTCTATAGCCTTCATAGCATCTTGTAGTTTAACTGTTGGGGAAGTGTATAAACTGTTCATACCAATCTGTATGATACCGTCTAGTACTTCTAACTCACTCTTAACCATGTGCTTAGTATTTTGCAAAGCTATGGTGTTAAGTACTATAGGTTTACGCTTTGGCATCCCAATACCTAGCATTCTCTCCACCGTTATCTGCTTTGTGATAGCTTCCTGTAGCATCTCTTTATATTCGTATAGTTTTGGGTGAGATATATTAAAGCCTCTCTCCTTACACCAGTCAGATACCTTATGAGGGGATACCCCTGTAAGCAGCATCTCATTAACCTCATCCCCATGTTCCCACTTTACTAGGCGCTCTAGCTTATGGTGTCTAGTTTCTAGCATTTCTGTGGATAGCTCTTCAATAGTGAGCTTCTTTCTATTCGTCATAGTAGACTACCTCCAATGTTGTTGGGTGTAGGTATGGGTCTAATGCCATACTCTTCTGGTTTAAAATACTGTTGCTTAAGACAGTGTTCACACACATATCCTCTATCCTGTATCTCCGCTGTATTTAGATGTGTGAGTTTAGGTATTAACTTAAACCCTGCCGTATTAGTGCATACAATGCACGTAGGGGCAGTGCCTTGTTGTATACTGTTGAATTGTTTATCTATATAATCTCTGTCTGCTCCGTATGATGGGTCAGTACCTATCAGAGGTTTACTGATACTAAAGTTATCCTGTGACATATGGTTGTGGCACTCTCCTTTAGTAGTTTTATTGATGGTTGATGCCATATCTTGGCTGTGTGTAAGTAGCAATTTGTAAGATAAGCAAAGTGAGTTGGAGTAGAAAAATTAGGTATGGTGCGCCTATAGGGGGCGGTACGGGTCACCCAAACGGGTGTTTGTGTACTGTATCACCAGTCATTCATACTATACCTGCTCATCTACATTAATAGAACTGTGATTCCCTATCTATTCTCCACACAGTATAACTTTGTGTTCGTGAGTGAGTACACTGGTACTCCCAGTTACTCTTTGTATGCTCCTATGCATACTTTCCCCACCCACACTATCCTGCCACCAAGTGTCAACTAGGGTTACGCTACAGGTATCCGCTGGTACCTCCCTACTCCGCTTTGCATCCGTATGGCTCCGCTGACACCTCCGCTATGCTCCGTTGACATGCTCGGTAGCCCCTGTTGCCAGTTGTGTGAGATAGTGCTTATCTCAGCACCCCTTTGGGGCACATGCCCTAAA